GCGGGTTTTCTGGTGCGCAAAACGTAAAAAACTGATATAGGGGCGCGTTATGGCCACTGCGATGACATTCACGACGTTACAACAAGACGTGCAGCGCTACCTTGAGCGCGGCAACACACTTGCGTCGGACCCGATTGTCTTTGAGCAGATACCTCGCCTGATCAACCTCGCCGAGCGCCGCATCGCCCGCGAGCTTAAAGTCGAGGGCTTCATCAACGTCGTGACGGGAACGCTCTCCGCAGGGCAATCTGTCTACCCAAAGCCCGACCGCTGGCGCGACACGGTGTCGATCAACATCGGCACAGGCACGACGTTAAACAACCGCAAAATCCTGTTCTCCCGCGTGTACGAGTATCTGCGGTCCTACTGGCCGAACGCCTTGGACACGGACATGCCTCTCTTCTACAGTGACTACGACTACAGCCACTGGCTGCTCGCGCCAACGCCCGACGCAGCATATCCATTTGAAATCCTGTACTACGAGCTGCCGCCGTTGCTCGACGATACGGTGCAGACGAACTGGATTACAGAATACGCCCCACAGCTTCTGCTTTACGGCACGCTGGTTGAGGCGACACCGTTCCTGAAGAACGACGAACGTATTCCAGTTTGGCAGAGCATGTACGACCGCGCGGCGGCAATGTTGAACGGCGAAGACCTCGCCAAAATCCTAGACCGATCCGCCGTGCGTAAGGAGGCATAATGTCCACGTCATTTACACAAGTTTTTGGTGGTACGACGATCTACCCCTCAGACGTATCGTACCTCGCCCTTGCGCTCACCGCCAACACCACCCTTGAGTGGCCGCTTGAGGCCACCACCGGCAACAACGTCGTCGCGCGCATTATAGATATTACGCCGACCGGACCGTTTATCGTTACACTTCCTGACGCGATGTCAGTCGGCGTCGGTCAGACGATCCTGTTCAACAACCTCGGCCCCGACACAATCACCATCAACACTGCCGCTGGTAACGCAATCCTGAGCATAGGCACAGGCGAGCAGTGGCAGTGCTACCTCATCAGCAACACCACCATCGGCGGTACATGGCGCACTTTCCGCTACGGCGCTGCCGTGGCGCAGGCTCAGGCCGCCGCGTTGGCTGGTGCGGGCCTGATTGCAGACGGATCGACCCTCGCACAGAATTACGACGTAACTGCGTTTTCTATCACACCATACAGTCTGACCGCGCCTGACCGTGCAAAAATCTTCGTCTGGACTAGTGGCCTCGGCACGTTGAACTTGCCGACCGCCGTGGCCGCTGGCGATGGCTGGTTCGTGCAAATCCGCAACAGTGGACAGGGCGACCTGACCATCGACCCGTCGGGCACTGAGCTTATCAATGCGGCCTCCACGCTCCTCCTACAGCCGGGCGACAGCGCCGTGGTCGTCAGCGACGGCGTGCAGTGGTACACCATCGGCCTCGGCCAGCAGGCGGTCTTCGCCTTCGACTACACGACCATCGCCGTCACCGGCGGCACGTACACGCTCTCTGGCTCAGAGCTGAACCGTATTGCCTACAAGTTCACGGGCACGTTGACGTCCAACGTCAACATCGTCGTGCCAGCAACGGTGCAGCAGTACTGGGTCAACAACGGCACGACTGGCGCATTTACGCTTGGCGTCAAGACCTCCGCCGGTTCGGCCACCTTGGTCACTCAGGGGGAGACGGCCATCCTGTACTGCGACGGTACGAACATCATCTCGGCCACCACCTCGTCCGTCTTTGCGGGTACAGTTCCGATCGCACAAGGCGGCACGGGCGCGGTCAACGCACCATCGGCGCTGACCAACCTCGGCGGCACCGGTATCGGTACGGCGGTCTTTACGGCCACAACAACGGCTGCGGCGCGCTCCGCCATCGCTGGGGCGGGCTCTGGCGCAAACTCGGACATCACGTCGATCACGGGCCTCACGACGCCGCTGACTGTCGCGCAGGGCGGCACAAACGCCATAACGGCTGCCGCCGCGCGCACGAGCCTTAGCGCAGCGGCAAGCGGCTCAAACGCTGACATCACTGCGCTGACTAATGCGGCGGGCATCCAGATTGGTGCGCCTACCCTTGGCGCGCAGGGCGTTGGCACTATCAACGCCACGGGCCTCTTCATCAACGGCGTGGGCGTCGGCACGGGTTCGGGCTCGGTGACCAGCGTCGCGGCGACTGTGCCGTCGTTCCTGTCCGTAACCGGCTCGCCGATCACGACATCAGGCACGTTGGCGTTCTCGCTGTCGGGCACCGCGCTTCCCGTCGCCAACGGCGGAACAGGTCAGACGACGTACACCGACGGGCAGCTACTCATCGGCAACAGCACCGGCAACACTCTCACGAAGACGACACTGACCGCCGGTTCGGGCATCACCGTCACGAACAGTGCGGGTGCCATCACCATTGCATCTACCGCTGGCGCGGGCACAGTAACATCAGTGGCCGCGTCGGGCGGAACAACCGGTCTCTCTTTTACCGGTTCGCCAATCACAACCAGCGGCACACTGACAGTCGCGGGCACGCTTGCGATAGCGTCTGGGGGCACTGGCGCGACCAGTGCCTCCGGCGCAAGGCTAACCCTCAGCGCGGCTGGCTCTGGCGCAAACTCCGACATCACGTCGCTCACGGGGCTGACCTCAATCAATCAAGACGTGACGGTTGCCGCAACGGGAACCATCGCGGCAAATACACTCGGTTATCGTGGCTTGCCGCAAAATAGCCAGACGTCGGCCTACACGCTGGCGCTCTCCGATGCGGGTAAGCACATATCCATCACGACGGGTGGGGTTGTGGTCCCCGCCAACAGCTCAGTTGCATTTCCCATTGGCACGGCGGTCGTTGTGTACAACGACAGCGCGTCAAGCCAAACTATATCCATTACGACAGATACGATGTATCTTGCTGGAACCGCGACAACTGGTTCAAGAACTTTGCAGCAGCGGGGCTTGGCAACTTGTGTCAAAGTTGCCTCTACCACTTGGGTCATTTCTGGCGCTGGTTTAGCATAATGACGGGATTTCTTAGCGTATTGGCTGGGGGCAACCGCTCAATACTAACAGGCACCGCAACGGTAACTGTAGGCACAGAGACTGGCACTGCTGGTGTAGTTAGGCGTGGGTTTGGTGGGCCATCTTTTTTTAATTTTGGTTCAATATCCCCCGCAAATTGGGCAGGCTCCGGCTTGCCTATTGAGGCTTTGAACCACGTAACTTTAAGCGCCCCATTCTCCCCAGCGACGCAACTTAATTTTAGCGTTACTGGACTTGCGCCTAATTATGGTTGGGATACGCTGTCTATCGGGGGCACACCGTTCTCACGTTCATCTGCCACGTATACCTACAATGGCACGTCTTCAGCGTGGGCGTTTCCGGGGGCGGCAAACCCGTTTGGTACCACTATTGGCGCTACGAAGGCAATCATATGGTCTTAACAATATCCTACCCAGCAAACAAAGCTGAATGGTACGCCAAGGGTACGCTTGAGGGCGGCACATACTTTGAGGTGCCTGCTGTGTTTAACCATGACGGCACCTGCGATACAGCGGCCACGGACGCTAAGGTACAGCAGTTAATTGATACACTGAGTATGAAAAGCTAATGGCCGAGAACATCGTACAGATACGCTCACTCCCCGGCATTAAGCGGGACGGAACCAAGTTCGAGGGCGACCAGTACGTTGACGGGCAGTGGGTCCGTTTCCAGCGTGGGCTGCCGCGTAAGATGGGCGGCTACCGCTCAATCAACAAGTTCCTTCGCGGACTGCCACGCGCGCTCACCGAGTACACGCAGGACTTGCTGACATACGTCCACGCAGGATCGTCCGACCGCCTTGAGCGCTTCTTCATCGACGGCACGTACAACACGAGCGTCATCACCGACCGCACGCCCACGTCGGGCTTCACGGCGGACGACGCAAACCTGTGGCAGTTCGCCACGGCCTACGACACAACCAGCGGCAACCAGATCGTCGCGCAAGTCGCGCCGAACCTCAACTGCATCTGCAACAGCAGCAACGGCGACCTCTTCATCGGCAACCTCCTCGGCACCTCGGTCCTGACGCAAGTCACCACGGTGCCAGCCAACTTTAGCGTCACTGGCGGTGTCGTCACGCTACCGCCCTACACGTTCGCCTTCGGCAACGACGGCTACGTGGCATTCTCGGTGCCCAACACGCCGAATGATTTTACTGGCTCTGGCTCAGGCAATGCGTACATCACGGGCCAAAAGATCGTCAAGGCCATGCCACTGCGCGGCGGACCGGGCAACAGCCCGTCTGGCCTGTTCTGGT